TATGAAATTCGACAAAGAACAAAATAAATTTGTTGCAAAACCTATTGAAAATGAAGCAAATTAGAGCAACCCAGTTAGAAAGTTTCCGGCGTTTCCAAGTTGAAACGTCGGAAAACTACGATACCGAAGCCCAGTTAATAGAATCGTTATCCGGCAAATTTGAGGGGAACGACAAAACTAATATCGGGAGTGCTTTTCACTCAATTATTGAAAATTGTTACAGCAATATTAACTATGAAAAACATATCTTTGAAAAGTTCAAAGTTAAATTATCCGGCAATCATATTGACTTGGCTTTAACTCACGGCTGTAATTTAGGCATTTTTACCCCCGAAATAAGACTCCCTAAGACATTTCAAACCAAATACGGTGATTTATCCGTAACAGGTCAAACTGATGTATTACAGGGCTTAATTTTAAGAGATACGAAAGTAACCTTTAAACCACGTACTTTTGAATACTATTTTAATTCTGCTCAATGGAAAATCTATCTATCGATTTTTGGGCTTGACAAATTCTATTATGATGTTTTTGAAGTCCAGGGATATGATGAAACAATGGGTAGAGATATTTCAAGATGCACAATTAAGCAGTACGAGCCTATCGAGTGCCTGCGTTATGAACAAATGGAAAAGGATATTGAAACCCTTATTTATAACTTTTGCGAATGGGTAGAATACAGGTGCTTGTGGCATTTAATACCGGAAATAAAATAAATAACCAGTACCCGGCCCCAAAACCGGGTACTTAAAACACAAACCAAATGAAGCTCAAGCTCTCAAAAATACTTGTCCGCATAGCTTTTAAATTCGTTCCTGACGATAAGAAAAAAGCAGAAGTTTTGAAAACATTGATCGAGTATTTGGAAAGGAAAATTTTAAAATAAAAAATATTTTTCACCTTTTGTCGAAAGTGTGAAAATAATAGTTATCTTTGTAAACGATTCTAAAATAATGGCCAATGAAATCAAAATCTAACTTTAGTTTTATTATTAATAGCCGCCTATCCGGGAGCGAAATGGTCTTGACTTGGCCGTTATTCCATTCCTCCCGGTGCGGTGGCTTAATTATACTATAATGGCCGAGAATAAAAAGTCTTTTATTGCTTATTGCGATTGGGGTGCAACCTTTAATTCGCTCCCGGATGCCGAAGCCGGGCAACTGGTAAAACATCTTTTTGCATACGTCAATGATGAAAACCCCACAACCGATAATGTTTTAATAAATGCTGTCTTTGCAAATATAAAGCAACAGTTAAAAAGAGATTTGGTAAAATGGGAATCAAAAAGCGAAGTTAGGGCTGATGCCGGGCGTGCAGGTGGTATAAAAAGTGCCGAAGCAAGGCGAGCCAAAAAGGAACAAAACGAAGCAAACGAAGCAAATGCTTCAATATCGAAGCAAAACGAACATGATACTGTTACTGTTAATGTAACTGATACTGTAAATGATAATGTAAATGAAAAAAAGAATATTATTTATTCAACACTTGTTGAATTTTGGTTAAAAGAATTTCATATAGGTTTTATCTTTAATGGAACAACCGGCAAAGCATTAAAGCAAATTATAATAAAACTTGAAACAATACTGAAAAATGAAAATTCCTATGATGGCGATGACAGCGTTATTAATCTTTTTAAATTCATATGCTTTAATCTGCCTGACTGGTTTAAGGATAAAGACTTATCCGTCATAAACTCAAAATTAAACGAAATAATTTTACAAATTAAAAATAAAAATAATGGAAACACAAATTATCAAAAGTGGTCAAAATTTAGTCAATACAGGCCAGACTAAAGAATTTTTAAAGGCATTATACCCTGTAAATTATTTTTTACCTTATCCGCTTACCGATTCTCAAATTGAGGACTGGGCCAAATTCATAAAAAAAACTGAACCGGAAATAACGCCGGCAAGGCTGGATATTATTTTTGAACAGTTTGCGACAGGTAAAATTCCTTTTGATGCGAAAGTTGGAATAAGGAATATATTTATCGGTTTTCGCAAAATTACAAAAGACAGATTGAGTTATTTGAATAATAATTTTTTAAGTAGGGGATTAATGACCCCTGAATTACAAGTTGAAAAAAAAATGTTATTATCAATTTTGGAGAAATTTGTTAATGAAAATGAACTAACACGCTAATGGAAAAACGACCACAATATAAAAGAGAAAAACGCCCTGCTACAAATGCTACTATTTTAGAGTATGGTAAAATACCTCCACAGGCAACAGATATTGAAGAAGTGATACTCGGAGCCTTAATGATTGAACGTGAAACTGTAAAACAAGTTGTTGAAAAAATACAACCTGAAATGTTTTATAAAGAATCACATCAGCAAATTTTCACAGCCATAAAGACACTATTCAATAAGAGCGCACCCGTTGACATTTTGACCGTAACCAACGAACTCAAAGAACTTGAAAAATTGGACGTTGTAGGAGGACCGTATTATATTGCTCAACTTACTTCACGTGTCGCAAGTACGGCAAATATTGAATTTCACGTTAAAATTTTATTTCAAAAATATTTAGCACGGGAAATTATCAGGATCACATCGGAATCGAATAACCATGCTTTTGAGGATTTCAATGATCCCTTTGAAGTATTGGACAACCTGCAAAACGAATTGTCAATTTTGTCGGATTTTAATTGCTTAGATATTAGCAAAATTGCAGACGAAGCCAACATAGACGATAAAACAAAACTCAAACCCTACAAAGTAATTTTAGGTGAAAAAGCATATAATGAGGTCGGTGATCGTGAAATAATTGAAATAATGAGCTCCGGGAATCTGTCAATGATGAATGGAAAATCAAAGAGCCGAAAATCATTTGCCATTATGGCTATTTGCAGCCTTATTTTAAGTAGTGAAAATCATTTACTCGGATATACTTCAAACTTTGAACGGGGTATTGTTGTTTTCGACACAGAGCAATTTAAACACCATACTAAAAGATTTTATGACAGGCTAAAAAGTATAGTTGATGTTTCCAACTTTAAAATATTTAACCTAAGAGCCTATAATAAAGAAACAAGACTAAAATTTATAAAAAATTACATCGAGCGTGAAAAGCCGGCACTTGCATTTATTGACAATATTAGAGACGTAATAAAAGATTTTAACGACATTGCGCAAAGTGATGATATTATTACGGCATTATCAAACATCATGGAGCGCACCGGAACGCATATATGCTGCACATTGCACGTAAATAAATCTGACAATAACGCCAGGGGACATATTGGTTCAGAATTAACGCAAAAGGCAGAAACCGTTTTCATGATAGAAACATTTACCGAAAGTGGTATAACAGAAATTCGTGGCGAATATTGCAGGAATAAGCCGTTTAAGACTATTCAATTCAAACTTGAAAATTCTGTCCCTGTTTTCCTTGATGGTCAGCAAATAATCGAGGTAAAAACAAACGCACCTTTTTAACATTTTTTATGAATAATCCCGACCAAGTCAATAAAACAATTTACTAATTTAGCACCCATGAACGAAAACAAACTAATCCTTGTAAAATGCTCCGGAAAAGATTATGAGCTAAAAACCCATGACGGCAGATATTTTGCTTTAAAATGGGATGGCAGAAAATACTTTGCCGAACGATTTGCAGCGGGTAAAGACTATGCAATGCGGGGCAGGTTTATAAAAGAAATTCCTAACACGATAAAAAGACTTGTTTTGGAGCTTAACAAAAAACCTGAATAAAATGAAGCTTGAAAAATAATTGAAATGTCAGAAATACCAGCAAAATACGCAAAGCGGAACAATATAGGGAATACTTTTGTTCCAGTTAAAAAATCAAAGTACGGTAACACAAAGACCGTAATTGATAATATTACGTTTGACAGCAAAAAAGAGGCCGCATACTATAACACCCTCAAACTTCTTAAACGTGCAGGAGAAGTCCTACAAATTGATTTACAGCCAGAATTTCCGTATAATATGTATTGCACCGTTCCGGGAATAAATGACGGGAGCCGGGTTTATGCGAAACAATATAAATATATTGCTGATTTTAGGGTAACTTATAAAGACGGACATATTGAGATTATAGATGTGAAAGGAATGAGAACTAATGAATACCGCAGAAAGAAGAAGATAATTGAGGCGTTGTACGGTTTTCAAATAATTGAGAAATGAAACCACATATAAAAAACTATCTTAACTATTTTAATCTCATACCGGGTGATTTTATTGCCTGTGAAATATGCCAATCTCCCGGGGTGGACTTCCATCATGTTATTTATCGCTCACACTTTGGCAAAAAAGAACAAGAAAAATGTGATTCAGTAGAAAATATTATTGTTTTATGCCGTGACTGCCACAACAAAGCGCACGCTGAAAAAATAAGTAAGGAAAAATTGCAGGAAATCCACAATAAAAACTTGAAAAATGGCGGCTAACGCAAAAACTGCAAACCGTTTTAATGGTTGCAGTTGACCGTTATAAGCCGTTTTAATGGCGAAAATAAGAATTTGAAAATTTAACATTTTTTAAGAATTTATCCAAATAGCCTTGTAAAATCAAATAAAAATCAGTATATCTTTACACCGAAAAACTTAAACAACATGACACCCCACGAACTCACAACCCTAATTTTCATGTCAGGCTTAACCGTAATTTATCTGGCAACCTGTGAAAAACCTAAAAGGCTAATTATTGCCCTCCTGAAATCATTACGGGATTTCTTTGAGTTTATTTATGTGTTTGTGGCGTTTTGTATTTGGATGCCGTATGATGCCATTAGAACTGCTAAAATGCGCCGGATTAAAAAACGTGCTGAAAGGCAAATTAAGTCAGGTAATATTTATTCTAAAAAACAAGTTTAACTATGAAAACACCAACCGAAATTTTACAGAACACGGCTTTTCCGATGAAGCTATAAAACACATAATCGAAAAAGGTAACGCCATAGATTGGGATTGGAAGCCGATTACGGCATAACGGTTTGCAGCTTGCTACGGGTAAATAAACCAAAATATAATACACATGAAAACAAAAGAAGAAATTGCGAGTGCGTGGGCGGGAATAAAACTGGAAATATTCACCGACACAAAAGATTTAAAACACATACACCCATACATAACACCCAAGCAGTGTTTGCGAGCGATGGAGGCATATAAGGAAGAAACAGTAACCAAATTAAAGCAAGGTGCTGTTATGCCCGCGTTGCTTTCGGCTGGTAAATTAGCACTTGCAGCAAGATTGGTAACAACATCTAATGCAAAGAACATTAGTAATAGAATAGAAGATATGGAGGCTGCCTTAGACGCTTATGATAATGAAATAATGTCAATTAGCAATGAGGCATAACGTTTGTGTTGCCGCACAAAAATCATTACAAAAACATCATAAAAAACTAAATATCATGCAAATAGATAAAATTACCATCGTACCCCAAGACCAGCAAATTAACGGACGGTCAGAACTTGAAGAAATCAGGATGCAATTAGAGCAACGTTTTAACGCTAAAATATATTTTGAAACGTCCGGCGAAACGGTTGCAGATGTGATTTTTGAAAAGGAATTGAAGCAGGTCATTAAAAAATAATTGAAAATAAATTTGTTCTTTGAAAAAATATGTATTAATTTTGCTGCTTAGTTGACGAAAACTATTATGATGCAAGCAGTAATTTTAACCGATATAGGAAACGCACTCCCGAAGCCGCTGTTATTTGCATTTTTCGTCAACTTGCATTTTAGGCTTGTGCGTTTCCTTTTACATAATATTGAGTTCGGATCGGGCAACTCAATGGCAATAATAACAGATAAAGCCAAACAAAATGCGGTAGATGAGTTATTGAGGCTGAGTGGAAAACTCCTGCGCTGTGTGTCAACTTCACAACAGGGACGTCCATCAATAGAAAACCACTTCACCGCTACGGATGCGGACGCCAATAGAAAGCTCTTAAACCTTGAACTGTTTTTAAATCAAGGTTGCGATGTTCGGATAGGACGGGATAAAAGTTGTATTGTATATGATTGAAATAAATAAACAAAATAACTATGGAAACAGCCCTTTTAATAATTTGCGCCCTGCTACTTTTAGCACTGGTAACTTGCATTTGTACGATGCTTATATACACTCACAAAAGAATGGATGACATCGTGGAATTATTCAATAAAATGGGTATGCGAAACAGCGAAACATTCCAAGAAATTTACAATAACAACAGTATTTTAAAGGCAGAAATTGAAAAGTTAAACAGCCTTAAAAATGGATAAAGACGGCAAAACAACCCTTTCGAGAAAGTTCAAAGGCTTAAAAGTATCTTTAATGCCGGCGGTAAATATGCCGGAGGGTGAAGCCGTAATGGTAGTAAGTCAGAAAGATTTTGACAGGCTAAAGCCGAAAGAAAGACCAGTAACACAATTTACAAGTGATCAGAATTATTTATCGGAAAAATGTTAAGTTATGGAAATAGGTGAAATAAGAGTAGGAAATTATTACAAGTCAGTAAAATTCAATACCGTTGTAAAATGCGATTTATCTGACATGTATGACCTTTGCGCCAAGTCAGACGGGGCAATAGACCACCCGCCAATTAATGAAATGTTTGAGCCAATACCATTAACAGCGGAGTGGCTTTTTAAATTTGGTTTTAAGTCAATAGATAGTCAATGTAACTTATTTTTTTCGAGCAGATTGCTACGAATTACGTTGCCAACAATAAGATGTACGAGTGGAATTTGTTATGTTGCAGTAAGGTCGGTAAGGATACATAAGCATGAAGATGGATTTAGAGTTGGAATAACACTAAAAATTAAATATGTTCACGAATTGCAAAACCTATTTTTTGCCCTGACCGGCAAGGAACTTGAATTTAAAAAATAAATTCATGCCAAACTCTTCAAAAACCTAAATTATTTTCATAAAAAATGTTAAAATGCCGAAAAAACTGTTAATAACTTTATCATTTTTTTCTTGACTTGTGTTGAAAATTGTTGTATCTTTACTCCATAATTAATCAATAAAAACTTTGCAAAATGAAAACAACCACCACATTCACACAATCACACATCGAAGAATTAGAAAGAATTTCAAAGACAAATACTTTCGCTTCAAAAATTGCAATCACTATTTTATCAAAAGAAGTTTATACCGCTTCTTCAAAACAAGTTGACATTTTGAATGATGTATCAGAAATCATGTTTTACGTTTCCGATAACTACGGACACATTTACATGGAAAATGCTCAAAATCGCCAATCACAATTAATGAATTTATAAACCTTAAAAACTTTGCAACCATGACACTAAAAGAAATTTCAAGCCAAAACCCGTCAACTTATAAAGTAGTTGACACAACCGAAAGAAGTAGAAACGTAAAAAGCTGGTCGGACAAAATCGAAATCATTATAAACCATAAATCTAAATTCGCAACGAGAAAGGGCTGTTATAAATACGGCCTTTGCTCAAAAGCATAAGACCCTGCTCCTGTTTTTCCTGCAAAGTTTTACAGGAATCAGGATTGACCCCGGCGATCACATCAAAGGTGTTTTTTAAAATAAATTTGCTATTCAACTAAAAAAGAATTAATTTTGTGAAATTATGGCAAACTACTCAAAAGGAATATTCATTAAAAAAGGCAAATTTAGCCTTAAATGTTCTGTAAAAACATCGGACTTCCTGCAATGGCTAAACGAAAACACCAACGACAAAGGATATTGCAATATCGAAATAAAAGAACGCAAAGAGCCGGGCAAATACGGTGATACCCATTACGCCGTTTTGGATGAGTGGAAACCGGAAAAGAAAGAAGAAATGATACCGGGCAACACCCTTGATGAACAAATTGAAGCCGCAAAACATTTGCCGAAAGGCGAAAAAACCCACTTTCAGGGGAGCAGCGAAAACGAATTGCCAACAGATGATTTACCGTTTTAAAAACAAAATTATGAAGATAAACAGCAACCATGTAACGAAGTTTAAGTCTGCAGATGTTTTAAAGCAGGCAGAGAAAGTAGGTCAATGCGTAATTACCGAAATACCAGTTAATAAAGTTGCGAGAATTATAAACGCTATTGAAAACTATGCACATAAACATTACCATGGGTATATTTGCGTTGAAATGGGCACTATTAACGATGATTTTATAAATAACACGGTAACGTTAAGGATTAGGCCAGCTATCCAAAAAAAGAAGTGAAATGGAGCCGACAGACAACCCGTATAAAATAGTAGCCATGTCGTGGATAATCGGACTTTTGATTTTGGCCGCATTTCTTTTTTATAAAACATGTATTTGAAATAAAAATAATTAATTTTGTGAAATGATCCAATTTTTATCCATACTATTTTTGATATTTGTTATTGAATTTTCGTTCAAGCCACGAATAGACTACACAACTGAAAAATGGATATTGCTTTGGGTTACAATTTCAAGAAAACGAAAGTATTTTAAATTATTCAAGCTGAATTAAGATGGCAGCCCAAAAAGCAAAACGAAAACCAAAGCAACAACGCAAGGCAAGGGCAAAAAACAAGCCCGATTCCGTTATGTATGGGAACCAATTTTGGCGCATAAGATCAAAGCACGGTAGGGATAAACTATTTGCAACCGCTAAATTATTACTTGATGCCTGTTGTGAGTATTTCCAATGGTGTGACGAAAACCCATTTTTAGAAGAAATTGCATTCAGCACCAAAGACGGGATAAAAAAAAGCACACTAAATAAGATGCGCCCGTACACATTACAGGGATTAACTTCTTATCTTGACTGTAATACTGTGTATTTCAATCACTTTGAAGAAGACTTAAAAGGAAAAGAAGACGAAACAAGTAAAGATTTTAGTAAAGTCATTACGTGCGTGAGGGAAATAATCTACAATCAGAAGTTCTCAGGAGCCGCTTCCGGGTTCTTTAATTCAAACATAATTGCACGGGATTTGGGATTAGCTGACGTGCAAAAGCAAGCCGTTACAGTTGATTCTGAAAAGAAAATTGAATTAAAAATTGATGGCGAAAACATAGACCTGTCAAAATGATATTAGACCCCAACCCGTTATATTACTGGATGGCGAAAACCTACTATCAGAATAAAACCATTAATAATAAGGTAGTTATATTTAATGAGGGTGGTTTTCGTAGTGGTAAAACCTGCGACACCGCCGACCTTATATTTACCTTTTGCGACCATAACCGGAAAAGAAATATGCCTTTGGAAATTGGCGTGTTCAGGAACACATTAAAGGACTGCCGTGAACGGACTTATGAAATGGACTTTAAAAAGCAATTACAAAGAGCAGGGTTATACCATACAGCCACTATCATAAAAGAAAATGCAAGCCCGGAAGTAACTCTATGGGGCAGTAAAATATCATTCAGGGGGCTGGATGACATGACCGAAGCCCCGACCTATGATATTGTTTTCATTAATGAAATGATGGAAATTGATAGTTATGAGAAAGTCCGGGGGCTGATCGGTAAATGTACAAAGCTGGTTATTGGCGACTGGAATCCAAAATTTACAAACCATTGGGTATTTGACTGGGAGGGGCGGCCAGGGGTTTTCTTTTCGCATACAACATACAGGAATAACAAACACTTAGACCCGGCAATTATATCAGGGTTGGAGGCCACAAGCCCGTGGAACTTAGAAGATTTGCATTTACCAGAAGATCAGAGGAGGCCACATTACGAAAACATACAGTACAACACCGCCGACAAATGGCACTTTCTTGTTTATGGCATGGGGATCAGGGCCAGCCGTGACGGTTTGGTATTTCCAAATGTTACTTACATCAACCTGCACGACCTGCCAACAGACATAGAGCAACACGGTTACGGCTGCGACTTTGGCACAACAGCAGAAAGCGCAATAAGTAAGGTTATGGCAAGGCAACGGGAAAAGGTACCTGACTTGTTTCTTCAAAACTTATTCTATGCGCCAACGGAAAACAGTAATGTACTGATACCTGTTGTAAAAGAGGTTATACCTGATTACACCGCGAAGTATCTGCATTGCGATAACAATAAACCGGGCTGGATTGAGGACATGAGAAACGCCGGGATTAATGCAATACCAACGGTTAAGTTTGACGGGAGCCGGGATTACTGGATACAAACAATAAAGAAGTTCAATATACATATTATCAATGATCCTAAATTTCAGAAAGAACAGGAAAACTTTTCATATCGAATGTTGGACGGCATACAGTTGAGCGAAACGGTAAAGAAGTACGACCACTTATTTTCAGCATCTGGTTATGGGGTTGTTGGGGATTTATTGGGATTTTGTAGGGGGTAATCCTGACCGTTAAAAACTCAAACCCCTTGAAAAAGTTAGACAACCTGTTAAAGTCCGCTTAAAAAGATATTACAATTAACACAAAATTAAATTAACAATATGTCAAGAACCCTCAAAATAAACATCCCCGCCAGCGATCAGAAAGTTTACGCCTGTTTTGTCGAGCAGAAAAAACTATATCCGGCGTATAAGTGGAGGGTAATTATTCAACAGGTGGCAATTATAACAGGAACCGGAAGCGAAAACGTGAAGTATATCCTTCGTAAATTAAAAAATCTTACACCACAATAATTTCTTAACTCTATTTTTCTGTTGTATTTTTGTGTTTTAAATCACAAATTTACAAATGGGATTTTGGGATATTTTCGGAAGAAATCGCATACCAAACGTTGATATAGTTAGCCATGACTATGATTACGATAGTACTCAGGTAGGCACTATTGAGATCCCTGACAAGCTCACAGACCTTAACGCATTCACTTTAGCAAACACAGTAGCGGAAATCTATTTCCCGATTGATTTTATTGCTGATCGTATAAGTAAATTACGTTTTTTTATTGCAGATAAGAACG